CAAACGCGCTTGCGGGCCGCGCTGGACCCCATAGCGGGCGAATATGACTATTGCTTGATAGACAACGCCCCCGACATAAACATTTCGACCATAAACGCCCTTGTCGCGTCCGACGACGTGATTATTCCGCTCAAAATTGATAAATACGCCTTTGACGGTTTGGCGGAACTGAAAGAGCAGATCGAGGACACGCGGGACGACCTGAACCCCCGCTTGCGGCTTGCGGGTTGCCTGATTACCTGTTTTCAGCGCACAGACGCGGACAGGCAGGGCGAAGAGTGGTTGCGGAGCCAGCCCGAATACCCGGTTTTCGACACGCACATTCGATATTCGGAGAAAGTGACGGAAAGCACCTTTGCAGAATCCCCCATTGCAGAATATAGCCGTCGGAGCGGGGCCGCAATGGACTATATAGCGTTTGTGCGGGAGTATTTAGAGCGCGGGAAGAAATAGCTTGTCCGATTCGGACAGAAAGGGGCGTACATCATGGCAAAATTTAACCTGAATCAGATTTTAAGCGACGCGTCAAAAGCGGCGGCAAGCGGCGGGGCAACGGTCCCCCGCCCCGCTGAAAGCCGGATTGAAAGAATCAGCGTCTTTGACCTTGTGCCGTCGGAAGAAAATTTCTATTCCATGCGGGAAATCGACGAACTGAAAGCGGCAATCGAAATCGCCGGAAAGGTCCTGCAAAACCTTGTCGTCGTGCCGCAGGACAGCGGGAAATATAAGGTCATAGCGGGACACAGACGGCGGCTTGCGTCGATTGCCCTTGTGGAAGAGGGAAAGCCGCAATTCGAGTTTGTACCGTGCGACATTGAGCCGAACGAAGAAGCGGCGGAAGATCAGGAAGTGCGCGACGGCCTTATGCTGATTGTCACAAATTCACAGCGGGAGAAAACAGCGTGGGACAAGGTGGAGGAAGTGCGATTTTTGCGGGAAGTGCTGGAGAAAGCCCGCACAAAGCCCCGGTTTGTCGCCGTACTGCAAAACATCGTTGCAACGGCGTTCGGCGGCGCAGAGGTTCAGGCGGACGGGACGCGGGATTTCATTGCAAAGGTACTTCACACCAGCACAACACAGATCGGGAGATATGACGCGATTATTCGGAACCTTTGCCCCGCGTTCAAAGCGGAGTTGCAAGAGGACCGCATAAACATTTCGACGGCCTATGAACTTTCTGGCCTGAATCCGGCAGATCAGCAAGCGGCGTTTGAAGATTACAGGGCAAGCGGGGAAATCTCGATCAGAACCGCGCGGGAGCGGAAACAAGACACGCCGCCAGCGTCGGAAATCAAGGAACCGCCGCCGCCCCCGATTGAATATCAGGAAGAGCCGCCAGCGCCTCCCGCAAGTGCGCCACAGCCCGCCGCACAGACCACGGAAACAAAGCGGCGGGAAGAAATGCCACCCACAGCAGAAAGGACCGCAGAGGGCCGCACAGAGCCACAGGAACAGCCGGAAACCGTCGAGCGGGATAAACCGCCCGCCCCCTCTTCCCCACCACATACGGAAGCGGGACAGACAGACGATCAGGAAATGAGCGTTGACCGTGCCGCCCTGCAATTAAAGAACTTGCTGGAATACTGCATGAGCAAAGGGGAAGCTTTCGACAGTTCGCGGGACTGGACGGCAGACGTTCACGCCCTATATATCGCCCTTGAAGCTATGGAGGGCCGCGCCGATGAATAGCGAAAAGGAAATTCAAGGCTATTTTGAGCGAATGACGCTGACGGAAGATGAAGCGCGGGCATTATATAATCTTGCGCGGGCATGGGCGGAAAGGGTTACTTGCACCATAGAGGAAATCGCGGAAGAAATCGCATATTTAGTCCAGAAAACAGCGGAAACGCTGGTTGACATAGCGGGAACAATCCTTGAAGAGTTGGAAAAGGCGATTTCAGACATAGAAACGGAACCCCGCGCACGCCGCCGCAAAGCGGAGCGGGACAGGGCGCGGCGCATTGAACAGAGATACCGGGCGGAAATCAGACGGTGTGAACGGGAAAGGCCCTATCGCCGGATATACAAGCCGCCCTAAAAGCAGACACAGGAGGAAAAACAGACGATGAAGCGGGAAAAGGTTATTTCGGTTTTGCGGTTTTACCGTGACATTGAAAAATCAATCAAACTGAACGAGCGGGTTATAAAAAACCTTGAAGATCAGTATTACACGACGCTGGGCGCGGTGAATATGGACGGAATGCCCCACGGAAGCGGCGGGGGTGAAAGCCCCGTCGAGCGGGCCGCGCTGAACATTCCCCGTTCGGTCACAAACACGATTGAAAGCTTGAATCGGGAAAATAGCAAGCTTGCGAAAATCAAGGCGGAAATTCTTTCGGAATTAAACCGCCTGACATACCATGAAAGGGCGGTTGTTTTGGGGTTCTACATAGACGGCCTACAATGGGAACAGATTTCGGCACGGGTCAATTACAGCCCCCGGCAATGCCGGAATATTCGGAACGACGCTTTGAATCGGCTTGCAAGGCTTTTTTCACAGAACAAGGCGGTTTCGCGGTTCAATTTCCCGCAAAAATAAGATTGCCACCCATTGCCTGATTTATCTGCTATAATTGGTATCGTGAAAAGTGAACACAACGAAGCGGGCGGCGGAATCCTCCACGCCGCCCGCATGATAAAAAACGGACCATGTTTTGAACACGGCCCGTTTTTTATGCGCTTCCGCCGAGGTACGCGGGGCGGAAAATGAAAAACAAACGAAAGGGGGCGCGGGCGCATGGCACGCGAAAGAAGCCCGGCGCGGGACAAAGCCCGCCGGGTGTGGCTGGATTCCGGCGGGACCATGACCGCCCGGCAGGTTGCGGAGAGCGTCGGCACGACCGCCGCACAGGTTCGCAAGTGGAAGAGTGCGGACAAGTGGCAAGCCGTCCTTGAAGCGCAGAAACCGCCCCGGAAGCGCGGAGGGCAACCGGGCAATAAGAACGCCGCGGGAGCGGGTGCGCCCGCTGGAAACAGGAATGCAGAAACCCACGGCGCATATACCACGGTTCGCCTTGACGATTTACAGCCGGAACAACGGGCGTATATAGAGGGCCTAACACTGGACACCGAACGGAATATGCTTGAAGAGTTGCGGCAACTTTTAGCAAAGGAAATTGACCTACAAAACAAAATAGCCGCGCTTGAAACGTCGGAGCCGGACAGCCTGTATATAGACCGTGTGGTGGAAATGAGAACGCCGAAAGGTCAAGAGCGGTTGAAACAACAGCGTGAAAAGTTGGAAGCCCTGCAACGTGAAGAAGATTCTTTGCTTTGGGATATGGACGGCGGAGAGGGCGGAAAGCCGCCTACACGACAGCAGGAAAAGAAGCTTGAACGCCTACAACGGGAGATTGCGGCCTTGCAGGACACAACGGGCGACAGAGCGCGGGAACTGGAAGAGAGCGCATATAACGTCACAATGCAGACGGTCATAAAGGCCAGCGCATTTGATAGGACGATGAAGCTTGAAGCAGAGTTGAACAAGATACACGGGCGCATTATCAAACTGCTTGATTCAATCAAGGGGTATGAGTTGGAATGCCGCCGGGTAAGGCTTGAAGAACGCAAGTACAACCTTGCAAAGCAAAAATTATCCGGCGCATTCGAGGTAAACCCGGAAACAGGCGAGATCGACGACGAAAACGACGAACTTTCAGACGATTTAGACGTTTGACCGCGGCGCGGCGATAGGTTCTTTCGGCGGCTGACAAAGCTTGCGGGTTCGGCGACCCCAGCGCAGGGGTAGGGACGAAAAATTTTTGAACGCTTCCGCGGTTCGGCGGGAGTTTTTCAGGGGGGAGGGGTCAAAAAGCGGCTTACTTGTAGCGGGAGGGGTGAAAAAACTTGAAACTTTACGACGTGAAAGCGGTTGCCCGGTTTCTGGACTTGTCCGAACGACGGGTGCGGCAGTTGCGCGAAGAAAAAGTGATTGCAGAGGTTCGCCCCGGCCTGTACGACCTGATCGACACGAACCGCCGCTATATAAACTACCTACGGAAGCGGAACCCGGAAAGCGAAGAAGCGATAGACTACAACACCGAGCGGGCAAAGCTGGTTCGAGCAAAGCGGAAAAACGAAGAATACGAATTGCAGTTGAAAGAAAACCGACTTCATGCGTCGGAAGATATAGAAGCCGTCATGAAAGATATGTTGGTGAACTTCAAAGCGCGGCTTATGGCTATACCCGCGAAGCTGGCCCCGGTTCTTTGCAAGAAAACGGACCGGGCGGAAATCTTCAAACTGCTAAAAGAGCATATCGACGAAGCCTTGCAGGAACTTTCGGACTTCAACGCCGTATTTGGAGAGGGGGCAAAGGACGATGAAGAAAGCGACGGTTGATTTGTTTTGCCGGATTTTTGCGGTTCTTGCCCCGCCCCCTGACATGACAATTTCGGAATGGGCGGACGAATACCGCCGTCTTTCCTCCGAATCGTCGGCAGAGCCGGGCCGCTGGCGCACATCAAAGGCCCCTTATCAGAAAGAAATCATGGACGCGATATGCGACGTAAGCATTCAAAAAGTCGTCGTTATGAGCGCGGCGCAGATCGGCAAGACAGACGGGTTCATTCTAAACCCGATAGGCTATTTCATGCACTATGACCCGTCGCCGATTATGGTTTTACAGCCTACCATACAGATGGGCGAATCATTCAGCAAAGACCGCCTTTCCCCTATGTTGCGCGACACACCCGTTTTGCGGGACAAGGTAAACGACAAAGCGCGGAACAGCGGAAACACGATTTTGCAAAAGATTTTCCCCGGCGGTCATGTAACGATTGTCGGCGCAAATTCCCCGTCGTCCCTTGCTTCCCGTCCGATTCGGATATTACTTGCCGACGAAATCGACAGATACCCGGCGACGGCGGGCAATGAGGGCGACCCCCTATTGCTTGCAGGAAAGCGGCTTACAACATTCTGGAACAAGAAAGAAGTTGACGTGTCAACGCCGACAATCAAAGGGCTTTCCAGAATCGAAGTAGAGTACGAACACAGCACACAAGAGGAATGGAACGTGCCTTGCCCGGCTTGCGGTGCGCTGACCCCTCTTGAATGGGCGAACATCGTATTTGACGCGAACAACCTTGACGAAATTAGTTGCGCCTGTCCAGAATGCGGCGTTGTGTCCAGTGAAACAGAGTGGAAAGAGCATTTCAGCGGCGGAAAATTCGTCGCACGGTTTCCAGAACGGAAAGTGCGCGGTTTCCACCTGAACGCCCTTGCTTCAATGTTCGTCGAGTGGCGGGAGATCGTGCAAAAATTCATTACCGCGAACGACGAAAAGAAGAAAGGCAATATTGAACTTCTCAAAGTCTGGACCAATACCGAAATGGGGCAGACGTGGGAAGAAGAGGGCGAACAGATCGAAACCGACGATCTTTACAAGCGGCGGGAAAAATATAATTGTGAAGTGCCGGAAGAAGTGCTGGTGCTGACCGCGGGCGTTGACGTGCAAGACGACCGTTTCGAGGTTGAAGTTGTCGGCTGGGGCGTTGACAAAGAAAGCTGGGGTATTCGGTATCAAGCAATTTACGGCGACTTGAAATTAAAGCCCGTTTGGAATGAACTTGACGCTTTTCTTTCACAGACGTTCACCACGGCAGACGGGCGGCGGCTGAAAATCATTTGTACTTGCGTGGATTCCGGCGGTCATTTTACGAATCAGGTTTACCGTTTCTGTAAAGAGCGGACGGCACGCCGCGTCTTTGCTATCAAAGGCAAGGGCGGCGCGGACGTGCCGTATTTCAATAGGCCGTCAACGGCGAACAGCGTAAAAACGCCCCTGTTTACGATTGGAGTTGACACGGGCAAGGCAATTTTGTATCAGCGGCTGGCGGTGCAGGAAGAGGGGCCGAACTACTGCCATTTTCCGAAAGACAAAGACCGGGGGTACACGCAAGAATATTTCCGGGGCCTGACCGCTGAAAAAATGGTTATGACCTACAAAAAGGGTAAAGCACAATACGTCTGGACCCTGAAAGACGGCGGGTATAAACGAAATGAACCGCTGGATATTCGGAATTACGCGACCGTCGCGCTTGAAATTGCGAATCCTGTTTTGAAAAAGCCCGACCCCTCCGCGCCCGCGGCAACGCCGAAAAAGCGCGGCAGACGGTCCAGAACGAACGGAGGTATTCTATAAATGGCACAAGGAAAAACACGGCTTGAAATCGCGCGAAAGCACCTTGACGCATGGTTAAACGCCGAATTGGAGGTTACAACCCACCAAAGTTACACGATAGGTTCGCGGAGCCTGACAAAAGCGAACCTTTCGGAGATCAGGAAAGAAATTGAATACTGGACGAACGAAGTTGCCCGGCTGGAAAATATCGAAAAGCGCGGCGGCAGGAACCGAATATACAGAGCGGTTCCGCGGGACTTGTAAGAAAGGACGGTGAAACGCTTTGAACATCTTTGACAGGGCGGTTGCCGCCGTATCGCCGCAAAGAGCGGTAAAACGCGCCGCCGCCCGGCGAAAGCTTGAAATTCTGGACAGTGGGTACAGCAATTACGGCGCGTCGCATACCAAAAAGGGCATGATCGGCTGGACATACGGCGGAGGTTCGGCGAAAGAAGATATTCAAGAAAACCTTTCGACACTCCGCCAGCGTTGCCGCGATCTTTACATGGGGGTTCCCCTTGCAACGGGCGCGTTGAAAACGTGCAGAACAAACGTCGTCGGGTCCGGCCTGAAGCTGAAAAGTCAAGTCGATTATGAGGTTTTGGGAATGACAGAGGAAGCCGCGCGGGAACTGGAAAGCATGATCGAACGGGAATTTGCTTTGTGGGCCGATTCCCCAGCGTGTGATCTGGAACGCCTTGACAATTTCTATGAATTACAACAGCTTGCTTTCCTAAATTGGCTTATGAGCGGCGACGTTATCGCAACGCTTCCCATTACAACGCGGGTCAATATGCCCTATGACCTTAGAATCTGCCTGATTGAAGCGGACAGGTTGAGCAATCCAAACGGGACACTTGACCCGCACATTGTCGGCGGCGTTGAAACGAACGACGCGGGGGAGGTTGTCGCATACCATATCAGCAAACACCACCCCTTGTCCTATGA